ATCCCCCTATCTCTTACCCCCCTATAATCCCCCCTTAATCTCCCCCGAAAAGAAAGAGAGAGGGCGCGCTCTATCGGTGGCGGTGGGGGGCATTTGTAGACTCTACTTAGGCGAGAGGTGGTGAGTGTGGCATTAACGCCAAAGCAGGAAAGATTTGTGCAGGAGTACCTTGTGGATTTGAATGCCGCACAGGCTGCTCTTCGGGCAGGGTATAAAAACCCTGAAATTGGGCGGCAGCTAATTACGAAAAATAACGTTTCTTCCGCAATTCAGGAAGCAAAGAGAGCCAGAAGTGAACGGACAGAGATTACACAGGACTATGTGCTTGCCAAGCTGAAGGAAATCACAGATAAACCGGCCTCGGATGCGAATGACAGCGATCTGAAGTATTCCAGCAAGATAAAAGCGCTTGAATTACTGGGAAAGCATGTGGGAGCGTTCGATGGAAAGGCGAACGGCGATGGAGATACGGAGGTTAAGGTGGTCATAGATGTCTGAGATTCGTTTATCGTCCGTCCTTGGACCTGCATTCCACCTACTGGCTCGTGACGTATTCCAACACGGACACACACACTATGATTTGTCTGGTGGCCGAGGCTCGCTTAAATCTTCCTGCGTCTCCCTGCTGGTGCCGCTTATCTTGCTGACCAATTCAAACACCCACGCCTTGGTACTTCGCAAAGTGGCGAACACCATCCGGGACAGCGTATATGCACAATATCTATGGGCAATCGGAGAATTGGGTATGGCGGCATACTGGGACGCTAAGGTTCAGCCTATGGAGCTGATTTATAAGCCGACTGGGCAGAAAATCATGTTCCGGGGCGCTGATGACCCCATGAAAATAAAGTCCATCAAGGTTCCGTTCGGATATATCGCTGTAACACACTTTGAAGAAAAAGATCAGTTTTCCGGTCGGGCGGAGATTAGAACCATTTTACAATCTACCATGCGCGGCGGGTCGAAGTTCTGGAACTTTGAGAGCTACAATCCACCCATCAGCCGGGACAACTGGGCCAACAAAGACAGCTTGGAAGAAAGAGCGGACAGGCTGTGCCATAAGAGCACATACTTGGAGGCCCCGCCTGAATGGCTTGGGGCGCAGTTTCTGGCAGAGGCCGAACATCTGAAATCCACGGATGAGCGGGCATACCGCCATGAATACTTGGGCGAAGCGGTCGGCACCGGCGGCAACGTATTTGAGAATCTGGAGTTGAGGGGAATCACGGACGAAGAGTTCGCTTCCTTTGACCGTATCTATCAAGGTGTGGACTGGGGCTGGTTCCCTGATCCATTTGCCTTTATCCGCCTCCACTATGACCGAGCCAGGGAGACAATATACCTAATGGACGAGATATACCAAAATAAGCTGACCAACGAGGCGAGCGCAAAGTTGATTCTTTCCAAAGGATACAAGGATGCTTACATTACCTGTGACAGCGCAGAGCCTAAATCATCAGCAGACTATCGGGCGATGGGCCTTCCGGCCAAAGAGGCAATTAAGGGGCCTGGAAGCGTGGAGTATGGTATGAAGTGGCTCCAGAAGCGGAAGATTGTCATTGACCGCAGAAGGACTCCAAACGCTTATAGCGAGTTTGTGAATTATGAGTATGAGCGAAATAAGGATGGGGAGATCATCAGCGGGTATCCTGACGAGAATAACCACCTTATTGACGCTACAAGGTATGCACTTGAGCGTGTATTCAGAAGAATGGGGGTAACTGCTTGAACATAAATGATAAGCTGAAAGAGCTGGGCTTTGCCACCATCAGCGAAGACTTTTACAGCAAAGTGCAGGAATGGAAAAGCTGGTATATTGGAGATGTGAAGGGCTTCCATCGGTACAAGGTTCGAAACGGAACGAGCATGGTTCGATGCAAGCGGTATACTCTCAACATGGGCAAGAAGATCCCAGAGGATTGGGCAAACCTCCTGATGAATGAAAAGGTGGAAATCACTCTGGAGGGGCAGCGGGAGCAGGAATTTATTGACCTCGTGTTCGCCGAAAACAACTTTCTGGTCCAGGTAAATGAGATGCAGGAAAAAGCGTTTGCACTCGGGACAGTGGCCTTTATACCGCGAGTAGTAGGCATGGAAGCGACGGAGTTTGGCCCCATTCCTGGAAGCGCAAGCGGCATTGTAATGGATTATGTGACCGTGGAGCATATCTGGCCGCTGGCATGGCAGAACGGTATTATTACCGATTGCGCATTTGATAGCATCGTGACCGTCAACGGTGAGGATTATTGTTATCTCCAGATTCATCACAAGGTAGACGGCTTATACGACATCGAGAACCGCATCTATCATTACCGTAATAACAATGTGGATGCAGAACTGTCTTTGGCCGACATTCCAGGGTTTGAGGCAGTCCCTCCTGTGGTACATACCGGATCAGATCAGAGGCAGTTTGTTATTGACAGGCCTAATATTGCCAACAATTTTGACGATTCTCCGCTGGGGGTTTCTGTCTATGCAAACGCCATCGATGTTCTCAAAGGCGTAGATGTGGCCTATGATAGCTACGTCAATGAGTTCGTCCTTGGAAAAAAGCGCATCATGGTCAAGCCGTCTGCAACCAAAGACCTCGACGGAGAGCCATTTTTTGACCCGGACGACTTGGCTTACTATGTACTCCCGGAGGATGTAAGTGACGGTGCGGTCATCACGCCCATCGACATGACACTCCGTACCCAGGAGCACAACACGGGCATCCAAGACCAACTGAATCTACTGTCCAGCAAGTGTGGCTTTGGAGAAAACCATTACCGCTTCGACCAGGGGAGCATTACCACAGCTACCCAGGTCATCAGCGAAAACTCCACCATGTTTAGGACCATCAAAAAGCATGAAATCATTTTGGAACAGGCCATTACAGAGTTGTGCCATATTATTCTTCGGCTTGGGAATGCAGCCATGGGCGCCGGGCTGAATGAAGATGCTAAAGTTACCATTGACTTTGATGACTCTATCATCGAGGACAAGACCACCGAGCGGAATAATGACCGTCAGGACCTTGCGGCGGGCATTATGAACCCGTGGGAGTACCGCATGAAGTGGTACAACGAGGACGAGGCTACGGCTAAGAAAATGCTGCCAAAGATGGAGGACATGACAACGGAAGGGGAGAACGAGATTGAATGAAATACCCATTCTCTCCCGAAGTTCTGGACTCTCTTCCAGAAGAATTGGCCGAGCTATACCGCAGTCTGGAAGCGACGCTCCTGGAGGAAATATGTTCTCGCCTGAAATTATCCGGCGAGCTGAACGAGGTCACGGTGCAGGGCATCCGGGTGCTGCGCTCCCATGGCATCGACCTGAGCGAGATTGAGAAAGCTATCCAGCGAACCGCCAACATCTCCCGGAAAGAACTGGACAAGCTGCTGGACGAGGTGGTAGAGCGCAACCAGCGGTATTATACCGACCTCATTGACTTAGCGGGCGTGACACAGCCGGAGACGATGGTGAGTTCTGCCGATATTAACGCCATACTCTCCCAAGCACAGCGGGAAGTTGGAAACCTGACCCGCTCCATGGGCTTTCTGTTGGACAACGGGCGAACCATGCTGCCCTATGCAAGGGCTTACCAGTGGGCGCTGGACAGCGCGGAGATGCAGATCATGAGCGGGGCTATATCCTATAATCAGGCTATCAAGAGCGCCGTCAAGCAGCTTGCAGACAGCGGACTCCGCATGGTGGACTATGAGAGCGGCCACCGTGACCATATCGACGTGGCTGCCCGCCGTGCAGTGATGACAGGCGTATCCCAGATCTGTGCCAAGTACACGGAGCAGAGCGCGGAATATCTGGAGACACCATACTTTGAGATATCAGCTCACATCGGAGCCCGGGACAAGGGCGTTGGATGGCAGAATCACAAGGCATGGCAAGGCCGTGTGTACTCTGTCAGAGCCGGTGACAAGTATCCGAACATCTACGAGGTGTGTGGCCTGGGCTATGTGGACGGCTTGGAAGGAGCAAACTGCCGCCATATTAGGACGGCCTTTGTGGATGGTGTGATGGAGCGCACATACACAGACGAACAGCTGGTCCACATTGACGACGGCCACGACGTGGACTTTGAGGGTAAGCACTATACAGCCTATGAGGCTACCCAGAAGCAGAGGCAAATTGAGCGGACCGTCCGCAGGCTGAAGCGGGAACAGGCGGCATACAAGGCCGCAGGGTTGAAAGAGGACGCCCAATCGGTAACAGCCCGCATACGTCGGTTAAATGCAGAATACAAGGCGTTCAGCGAGGCGGCGGGGCTACCGTTACAAAGAGAAAGAATGCAGGTTCAATATCCGGAAGGGCTAACCAGCATAAAACAATTTTCCGGGCTGGAATCATATCAAGGGAACATAAAAATTGTCGGTAAATTCTCTTCCAGACAATATCAGGTGCAGCTTGACCCGCCGCAGATTAGCGGCGTGACAGACCACTTTGCAAATAACCTTACGATGAAACCGGATAGATCTGCATTGACGATTGAAGCGTCGCAGAGTATCATAAATAACAGCAGGTTAGTTTTGTATCAGACTGACCGGAATACATTGAAATTCTTGGCAGATAGCGGTTATGTAGTTTTAAGCGTTGACGGGAAGATTGTAACAGCGGTCCCGGAAAAGCTGAGAAAGAAGTATCGGGACTATTTGGAGGGGAAATGATATGGCGAAAAATCACAATGATAAATGCGTTTGCCCTCTTTTTGGGCGAGAAATCCTATATGGAGAGTGCTATGAGGTCCAAGAAGTTCGGGAGGACGAGATGGACATGGAGCTTGCAATAGAGCCGTTTGACGTAGATAAAGCAAATGAAGTCTGCGAGAAGTGCAAGTGGTATGTTGTGGAGGGCAGCGCGTGATAAAAGAAATTAACGGGAAAACATGGTATTGCTGCCCGTACTGCGGGAAAGCTCTTTTCCCGGTTCGACCGGATACCAAAGTAGAGCACATGCCGTTTCGATGCAAGGCATGTAAGCACGACATGGAAGTAAATATCGCATAGAGCCAAGAGCCTGTGAGCCAAGAGCCATCAGTTTCCGAGGATTCCTCGGTGGTTGATGGCTCTTTTTGTTTTGCCGAGAGGCGTAAAACCGCAGGGCGACGGCCCTGACAATAAACGGAGGTAACTACTATGAGCGAACCTATCAATAATCCTACCCAGGCCCCTGCGCCGGAGCCCGCCCCTGCGAAGACCTTCACGCAGGAGGAAGTGGATGCCATGATCGGCAAGCGGCTTGCGAAAGCCATGAAGGGTATGCCCAGCGAAGAAGAGCTGACCGCCTACCGCACCTGGAAGGACGGGCAGGCCGGAGAGAAAGAACGCTGGGACAAGCTGACTGGCGAGAGGGATACTCTCTCCGGAAAGCTGACAACCGCAGAAGCGGAGAGAGACCAGTTGAAGCGTGAGTTGTATGTCCTGAAAAAGGGCTTGACCGGCGAGGAGGCGGAGTTCATCGCTTTCAAGGCAGGGAAGATGGTGGACGACAAGACCACCTTTGAGCAGGCCGTGGACGCGCTTACCGCCGACCGCAAGAAGACTTCTTTTGACTGGACTGCTCCAGTGGGCGGAGGGAAGACAAAAACAGGAGAAAACGATGTAATGAACGCCCTGATCCGGGGCGCACTGAAATGAAAGGAGAACATAAATGGCTGTTGACATTATCGACAGAAGTAAACTTTCCGGGCTTATTCCCGAGCCCGTAACCCGTGAAATTATCCAGGGGGCCGTAACAGAGTCCGCTGTGCTGCGGATGGCCCGCCGACTGCCCAACATGACCAGTAAGACGCAGACCCTCAATGTGCTGGATGCACTGCCTACCGCCTATTTTGTAAACGGTGAAGCTACTACCGGAGCAGCCGACTCTAAGGCATCCCTCAAAAAGACCACCAACATGGCGTGGGACAAGAAGAAAATCTACGCCGAGGAAATCGCCGTCATCGTCCCCATTCCTGAAGCGGTGTTGGATGATAGCGATTACGATATCTGGGGCGAGGTGCGGCCCCGTCTTCAGGAGGCATTCGGAAAGGTCATCGACGCCGCTATTCTGTACGGCACGGACAAGCCGACTTCTTGGCGTGATGGCCTTGTCCCTTCGGCCACTACCGCGAGCGCTGTTGTGACCGCTACCAGCGATATTTTCAAGGACATCATGGGTGAGGGTGGCGTGATTGCCAAGGTGGAGGAGAGCGGTTATATCCCCAACGGCGTGATGGCTGCCATTCAGATGCGCGCCAAGCTGCGCGGCCTTGTGGACAAGAACGGCCAGCCCATTTTCAAGACCGATATGCAGGGAGATACCCGCTACGCGCTGGACGGCATGAGCATGTACTTCCCCGTGAACGGCGCTTACGACCCGGAGGAATCTTTGGCTATCGTGGGTGACTGGAGCCAGTTGGTCTATGCCATCCGACAGGACATGACCTTTAAGATTTTCGATAGCGGCGTGGTGCAAGATCCCACCACTGGCAATATCCTTTATAACCTGATGCAGAACGACATGGTGGCCCTCCGCGCCGTCATGCGGCTGGGCTGGGAGATTCCCAACCCCATCAACGCCTTCAACGTCGGCAATGAGAACGCCTTCCCTTTTGCTGTTTACGCACCGGCGGGGGGTTAATAGGGTCTGACACTTTAACGCTATTCCCCAGCGGTCAGGCCCTATTGGGGAAACAGGTTTCCGAGCTTGTGGGTGATGACCTGAAGGTTTATGAGAGTGGCGCTGTAACGGGCACATTTCATTATGTGACCAACTACACCGAGTTCAGCGACGCCCCGGACGAGCAGAGCGGGTATTATTTCCCAGTTCACCTGACAAAGACCGGGACAAAGATGACCTTCAAGAAAAATGGCTCTCCTACAAAGGAAGACATCCTGTTTGACGCGGACATTGTCTTCCGGGTGACCAAGGATGATACCTTCGAGGTGCTTGTTGATGATTCCAGCGTAGTGAAATTTAGTTTCACTGGGGCGACGTTTGAGCCGCAGGCTAAGACGAAAGCCCGTGCGAAGAAGTAAGGGGGGGGCCTGATGGCTTACGCAGATTATGAGTATTACACTGCTGCGTATCTAGGCACGGCTATCCAAATGGCTGACTTCCCTCGTCTGTCCCTGCGTGCAAGTTCCTTTCTGGACTACTACACGCAGGGCCGTGCGGCTCAAAACAAAGAGCTGGACGCAGTAAAGATGGCTTGCTGCGCCGTGGCAGAACAGTACCAGAGCATCGACCTTGCCCAGCAAGCGGCCCTGAATGCCCTTAAAAACTCCGCAAATGCTGGAGAGACTGGAGAGTTGCAAAGCCAGAGTGTGGGTAGCTGGTCCAAGACCTACCGAAGCGGCGGTGAAAGTGCCCAGCAGGCCGCGACAGCGGCGCAGTCGGCACAAACACATCTTGCATCTGTTGCAGCGCAGTATTTGGTCGGTACGGGCCTTCTATACCGTGGAAGGGGGTGCGGCTATGGACATGTTCCCCCATGTTGTGACGGTCTATAACACCTACGTTGAGACGGACCATTCCACCTTTGAGGAGACCACAGTGAACCACATCACTGTCCTACGGGGAGTCCTTCTGGATGCCTCTAAGGGTTCCAATGTAACCAAGAGCGGGCTGGAAAGCGCGGATGCAGTCAACCTGTACATTCCATTTTCGGTTGAGGCGTTGGACGGTGTGACAGGCATCCAAAGAAGGTATGTCGGGCCAGTCGAGTTCTGGAAAGCAGATGATAAAAGCGACCTATGGACGCTCTCTGTGGCCCGTGATAGTTTTTTCATCAAGGGTGAGGCTATACACCCGGAATGGACGGTACAGACCATAGAGGCCGACTACGACGGTGTGTACGATATTACTAAAGTCGATGAAAAGGACTTCGGCGGTGAAATGGCTCACTGGGAAGTTGGTGGGGTTTAATGCTGAAATTCAGTTTCCGCGCCGAAGGGCTGGAGGCAATCAGGGACAAGTTGGATGAGGAGTGCACCAAAGCGGAGCATACTGTGGCACTCCAGGTGCGGAAGGACACATCACCATATGTTCCGATGCTTACCGGATCATTGGACAAACGGACGCGGGTAGATGGTTCAGAAGTGATTTACCCAGGCCCATATGCACGCTACTTATATTTTGGAAAACTAATGGTAGACCCGGCTACAGGTAGCAGTTATGCATCAAAGGGCACAACAAAGGTCTTGACTGACAAAAACCTTGTATTTAATACAGCATCACATGCGCAGGCACAATCCCATTGGTTCGAAGCCAGCAAGGCCGAGAATTTGGATAACTGGATTCGGACGGCGGATAAGGCGGTGAAACGTGAACTCTGAGAAAAAAGAGAAACCCCGCATGCTGGCGGCGACAGAAGAAGTGGATAAAATCTCCCGCTCCATGCGGGTGTGGGCCAATACCTTCCCGGAAAAGCCGGTGGACATCATTAAATATGAGTTTCTGTCCGCTGACCAGGGAGACGAGACCGGTATGGCATTGTCTACCATCCAGGGGACCTATATCACAAAGCGGTTCATCCTGGGCGGCTATCAGGCGGAGTACCAATTCAAACTAATTTATCGTATTAAGCCTGGGCGCAGCAACGACAAGCGCCTGGAGGCTGACGAGCTACTGAACCACTTCGGTGACTGGGCAAGAAAAAATCTTCCTGATTTGGGAGACGAGATTCGGGCGCTCCGAGTTGAGCCCACCACACAATCCTCTAAATTTGCCGCTTATGAGGACGGTTATGAAGACTACCAGATTTTGATGAAACTGACATATGAAGTTGGCGTTTGAAAGGAGAAAAACAATGCCTGAGTCTGATTTGACTTTTAATACTACGCCGGGCCAGACCGTAGGCCGTGAAATGTTAATTGCTTACCTAAACACTGGAGAGAGCTCTACGCCTACGTGGTCTCCCATCGGTAAGCGTGTAGAGGACAGTTCAGCCGAATACGACTGGCAAACAGAAACCAAAGTTGATATTTTTGGAAATACCTATACCAACGGGAAGAAACCAACCATTACACAAACCTTTGACCCATGTGAGTTGGATGCAGATGACGCAGCACAGGAAAAAATCTGGAACCTTGCTATCAAAGATCAGAACGTGAACGCTTTGATGAATCAAGATATGCTTATTGTCCATCTGTATGCGGGGACGGCCGGAACAGCGGTATTTGCTGAAAGATACTCCTCATGCTCTATTTTGCCGTCCGGGCTCGGTGGTGAAGGCGGTGGCACAATTGGGATGCCAATTGATGTTACATATGGCGGCACTAGAACTGTTGGTACAGCATCGATTAGTGGTGGAACTGTGAAATTCACACCGGGAACCGTGGAGGTTTAACTTATGAAGGAACTGAATTTTGACTCCGGCCTTGTTACATATTCTTTGAATGGCAAGTGCGAGGTGTCGTTCAACCCCACTGACAGCAACTTCGTTGAGCGGCTGTACTCCGCTTTTGAGGATCTGGACAAGAAGCAGGAGAGCTACAAAGCACAGATCGAGAAGATGGTGGACAAGAAGGAAATCTTCGAGTTTGCCAAAGAGCGGGACGCTGAAATGCGCGGCATTATTGACGGCGTGTTCGAGGCCCCTGTGAGCGAGTCTGTCTTCGGCGGCATGAATGTCTATGCCATTGCCAACGGCCTCCCTGTCTGGTGCAACTTGATGATGGCGGTCATGGATGAGATTGATACCACTTTCACCAGAGAGCAGAAGCTTACTAACCCGCGCATCAGCAAGTACACAGCGAAATACCAGAAGTATCAGAAGAAGTAACCAAAGGAGCACGTCATGAGCTATGGACTTCCAAAAAGCGTGGATATAGACGGGCAGGAGTTTGCTATCCGCTATGATTATCGGGTTATCCTCGACATTTTCGAGGCCATGAACGACCCCGATTCCAGCGAGGAAGACCGGGCCCTTGACGTGCTCCAAATCTTCTATGTGGATTTTGACGAGCTGACCGACTATGACGCGGCCATAAAAGAGGTTTTTCGATTCATCAACGGCGGCGAGGAGCCACGGAAGCAGAAAGGCCCCCACCTTGTGGACTGGCCTATGGACTTCCCCCGCATCATTGCCCCTATCAACCGTGTGCTGGGCTATGAAGCCCGCGCTGTGGACTACGACATCGAAACCAACACGGGCGGCATCCACTGGTGGACTATCCTCGCGGCCTATGCGGAAATAGGGGACTGCCTCTTTGCCCAGATCGTCCGCATCCGCGACAAGAAGGCAAAGGGCAAGCCGCTGGACAAGTCTGACAGGGAGTTCTACCGAAAGAACCGTGACATTATCGACATCAAGCAGACATACAGCGAGGCGGAGAATGACCTCGTCAACCTCTGGACGGGCGCAAAATGAAACCGCCCCCGGAGGGGCGGCTATGATTATCGTATCGTGCATTTTGTCAACTGAACTTGAGCAAGAGGGATTCCATCGCACTCACCAGCGATAGTGATGTAGTCTCCATCCTTTAGCTGTGCAATCAAATCCGTTTGGTCTCCATCCTTCGGGAAGAAGCATTGTATGGGATAAAGGCCATAACCGTCATTTGTTTCGAGCGAAATGCAAGGTGCTTTTGTTAAAACATCCTGCCCGATGTTTTGAATTGTGCCAGTCACAACCAAGATTTTATCCTTATACAGCGCATCGGCATTCACTGCATTCTCCTTATATGCCGCCCACAAGCTGTTGGCGGAGATGGTAATTTCCTCCGGCTGGATGTTCTGCGCTAAATTATCGGATGGCTGCGTGGTCGTAGTAGTTGATTGGCTTGGACTATAGCCATCGTTTGACGGACTATCAGAGCGGCCCCCAAAAGTAAGAGATACAGCGGCAATAATAGCAACGACAATCACAGCTGCAAAGGCAACATTTCCCTTAATTTTTCTGCTTCTTTTTCCCGGGGCGTTCTCGCTATCGAAAACAGCGGTTTCTGGTGTGTTTGTTGCGGATTCACTCTCAACTACGAGGTGTGATCCAGATATTGCTGTGTTTACAACTTTTGCAGTGTCATCCGGCGATACGAGGATTGAAATTGAGCAGTCGATTTTACGTCCCTTTTGGAACGAAAGCGTATGTGGTCCATCTTGAGCGTATGCAGAAACGGTTGCGCCGTTTCTTAAAATACCAACCACTTTATCATCCAAAAGCACCGTGAAGTCGACAGCGCATCCCCACGGCGATTTTTCTCTTGTAATAATGATTTCCTTGTACCCTTCCAATGTAAATCTCTCCTATCAAGGTGGTGTTTAATGTGGCCGCTGACGGCTCCATCGTCATTGAAACCAATATTGACAATAAGAAAGCACAAAAAGAGCTGAATCAGCTTGCTAAGAAAATCCAATCGCTCGAAGATCAACTTACGTCCAAAAAGCAGGGAAGGTTTCCTTTAGTAGAAAACCTCAACGTTGTAAATGCGGAGTTGGAGGAGGCCAGGAAGCAGTTATCCATGCTCCAGGACGAACAGAATGCTATCAATGCCGCCATGAAACCTGGTTCGTCCGCTGATGACTATATGCGTGCCTATTCTGACAGGCCTATGGTCGATTCCAAATTGAAAAAGCAACAAGAAAAGGTTGACGCAATTGAGAAAGAGTGGAGGCAGGCTGAAAAAGCGCTTTCAGATTATGATTCCAAAATTTCTGGATTAGAAGGAAAGTTGAACCTGGCAAAAGAGGAAGCCGGAGGGCTCCAGCAGAACATGGCAAAGTCCGGCCCTGCCGCCGCCAAAATGGCAAAATCAGTAGATAGAGCGCAAAAGAGCGCAAGCAAATTTTCCTCTCGCATGCGTGAAGTTATCAGAAGTGCGCTTGTATTCACGGTCATTACACAAGGTCTTGCGAAGTTCCGTGAATGGATGGGGAAAGTCATCAAAACAAATGACGAGGCTAGAGCATCTATTGCACGCCTAAAAGGGGCTCTCCTGACACTCGCCCAACCAATGATTGAGGTCATTATACCAGCATTTACAAGTTTTGTCGATATGTTGGCCCGTATAATTTCAATGGCCGCCCGGATTACTGCTGCGCTGTTTGGTACAACAGCAGAGAAAGCTGCGGACTCCGCTGAAAATCTGTATGAGGAAACAGAAGCACTTGAAAAAACGGGTGAGGCTGCGGAGGAAGCTGGGAAGTCGCTCGCCTCTTTTGATGAAATCAACCAGCTTTCAGGGAGCAGCAATAAAAGCGAAAATCAGGCACAACAGGACCAATCAATCGAGCCAGATTTCTCTATTGTAAAAACCAGTATTCAGGATGCCCTTTCGGCCATCCTTGAGCTACTTACTGGTGCTGCACTCCTTGCAATTGGTGCAATTCTTGTATTTACAGGAGCAAGTATCCCGGTCGGACTCGCCTTGATGGTAGCTGGTGCGCTTGCTATTGTGGATGCTGTTACATCGAATCCAGAAGCTATAAAGGCGTTATTACAAGGAGGGCTTGGTGAGGCCCTTTCTATTATCGGGCCTCTGGTTGCCGTGATTGGCGTTCTTTTGGTTGTTACGGGACATATTCTCATTGGCATTTCGTTAATCATTATGGGCGCAGCAATTTGGGCTACGGGGGCGGCATCTGGCGACGAAGGAGACTTTATCCAAAATATTTTAACAAGACTTTCGGAGGCGGCCGCAGTCATTGGTCCCCTGATTGCCGTTTTAGGTGTTTTTCTTGTCATCACTGGACACATCCTACTTGGTGTGGCGTTTATTATCGCTGGAGCAGCCCTTTGGGCCGTCGGTAAAGCCGCAGGCGATGAGGGGGATTTTGTTGAAAACATAAAAACAAGACTTTCGGAGGCGGCTGTAGTAGTTGGCCCCCTGATCGCGGTTCTTGGTGTTCTCCTTGTAATCATGGGGAATATCTTAATGGGTATTTCCTTCATTATTGCAGGTGCGGCGATTTGGGCCGTTGGTAAAGCCGCTGGCGACGAAGGAGACTTTATCCAAAATATTTTAACAAGATTGCAAGAAGCGGCGGCGGTTATCGGGCCTCTGATTGCTATAATCGGCGTAGTATTGCTCGTGACGGGAAGCATCCTTAAAGGTCTTGCGCTCATTGTAATCGGCATTGCGCTCTGGATGGTAGGAAACAATTACACCATACAGTGGTCTGCATTAATAGACACAATTGTTCCGGCATTGCAAAGAGCGGCAGAGGCTATTGGGCCATGGGTTGCAATTATTGGCATAGTCCTTCTTGTTGCTGGGCAGATCCTGCTTGGTATAGGATTAATCGTTCTTGGTATTGCTATATTTGCGTTTGGGAAAATGGATATGGATGGCGGCGAATCGCTAATTGATACTATCGTTTCTGCACTGTCCGCGGCAATGGTAGAGATATCGCCGTACATTGCAATAATTGGCCTCGTTTTGATTCTGGTTCCAGGTATGCAGGGGATCGGCATTGCCTTGCTAGTTGCTGGAATTGGGTTGTTTATTGCTGGTACGGCATTAGCTGCATCCAATAGCACTGAAATGAAAAGTTGGGTTGAAGTGTTGCAGCTTGATCAGGTATCTCAGTGGGTATCTACGGCGCTCCTGCTCGCTGGTATTGCATTAGTGGCAATCGGAGCAATGACGCTTAATCCGTTTTTCTTGCTGGCTGGAATAGCCCTTTTAGGCGGTGGCGTTGCGCTCAAAGCATTAAACAGTAGCGGAAAAACAAGTAGCGGTTCCTTTTCAGCCAGATCCGGCTCAGGCCGAATGTCAGTACCAAGGCTTTCAATTGATGACGTTCCTGCCCTTGCAAAAGGCGCGGTCATACCGCCTAACAAAGAGTTCCTCGCCGTACTGGGAGATCAAAAGAGCGGGACAAATATAGAGGCTCCAACATCTGAGATTGAAGCCGCTGTTGCCCGTGGGATGCAGCGATATGGTGGCGGCGGCTCCAATACAGTTATCTTGGAAATCGACAAGCAGGTGCTTGGTCGCGTATCTTATCAAGCAACTCAGAGCGAAGTTCAGCGTATCGGCGTAAATTTGGTGGAGGGTTAAATGAGCTATATCAAATTGAACGGCATTGAGTTTGACGCAGATGTTGCAATTTCGACTTATAATCGAAGTTTCAATGTGCTAGATGGAGATAATGCTGGCCGAGTGCTTTCCGGTCGAATGATACGTGATGTTATTGGAACCTATCTTGGACATAAGATTACAGTGTTTCGCAGAGGAGACAATTACGAAGGGTTGGATACCTTTTGGGACTATCTGTACCAACACTCAGTCGATGATAGCGTTATGTTGGAGGCAGCGGACGGACAGACAACCATCTCCTACGAGGCGTATTATACTAGCGCATCTCAAGACATGGAGAAGGTAGAAGGTAGCGTAAATTATTGGGGAGAAATAGAGGTAAGCTTTGTCCCGATAGACGCACAGGTCAAGCCGTAAAAAGTGAGGATAGGCGATGGCAAACAAAAACAAAATTGTGTATGGCGACAGAGTTTTTGAGGGCAACAAAATTAAAAGCGGAAATCTTCATCTTGCAACATCTCTTCTATCTTCTTCTCTGGAAGCCAATACCTTATCAGTCGTAATTGAGACTGAGGACAGAACAATTACAGAGTTTGAAAGAAACGCTCCAATTGTTTATTTTTATGATGACGTTCAGACCGGTGTGTTTTATGTGAAATCCATTGACCGGAATGGCCCTAATACATATAAGATATCTGCAACAAGCGCAATTGGGCTTTTATCTGAAAATCAGCATTATGGAGGAATCTACTCTGGAGAGACTGCATCCGAACTTCTTGCTTCCATATGCGGCACAATACCATACGAGATCAAAACAAATTTAGCAGACATAAAATTGTATGGTTGGTTACCTATCGCTACGGCAAGGGATAACTTGTCACAGGTTCTATTTGCAATTGGCGCAACTATTCGAACTGATCTAAATGGAGTGCTTCGGATTGCGGCCCTTTGGGATGGAATTAGCGGGAACCTTGGTTTAGACCGAATGTATCAGGGCCCGAGCGTCACTAACGCGGCCAAAGTAACCCAAGTAATTGTTACAGAACACCAATATATAAAATCTGGTGAGTCATCTACACTTTTTGAAGGGGCCACAGAAGCAGGCAGTATTATCACATTTGAAGAGCCTGTTTTTAATCTATCCGCATCTGGCTTTACTATTTTAGAGAGTGGAGCCAACTACGCAAAACTATCTTCAGGTTCCGGAAGGCTTACTGGAACAAAGTATACACACAACAAAAGCCAAATCATACGTGATATTGTTTCAGCCAAAGAGCCGAATGTAAAGAAGGTTGAAAATGCTACGTTGGTATCGCTCATAAACTCTGCGGCTGTCGCAGACCGAATGAAAAATTACTATAAGCATGCTCAATCTATCCAAGCACCAGTTGTCTATAAAGGGGAATCAACAGGAAACCGTGTGTTGACGTGGGACCCATATAACAAAGAACCAGTTACGGCCTGCATTGAAATAGAAGATATTAACATTTCAAATACATTAAAGTCAACTTCAAAAATGCTTGTTGGATATAAGCCACCGCAGACGGAGGACGTTGAGATATTAGAAAATCGAATTGTTTTGTCCGGTAGCGGTACATGGCAAATACCTGATCAGGCAGTAAATGTGCGTGTTGTCGTAATCGGAGCTGGTAACGGAGGTCAAGCCGGAATGGACGGAGAACATGGTGATGATGGTGCATCTGCTAGTGCTTCGAATGGCGGAACTGGCATTGGAGTTTTTGGGAAAGGTGGAGCTGGTGGAAATGGGGGGCACGGAGGAGGAGGGGGCAAATTTCTTACAGTGGACCTTGAAATCGGAGATGATAGGACCCTTCAATTCCAGTGTGGGGCTGGAGGGACTGGAGGGATAGCTAATGGGGCAGAAGGATCTATCGGGACAGAAACAACTATTTTGATAGGTGGGATGGTTTATTCAAGTGATGATGGAGATTCGACAGGTGCCGGATACACAGACATCATAACAAAAGAAACTTATGCAAAAACAGGAGACATCGGAGCCAATGGAGCCAATGGAGGAAACGGAGGGGAATCAACTGCCTATGAACTATTGAAAGGTGACAGTGGAGAAAATTCAGGAGATATACCTGGTGGCGCTGGGGGCGAAGCCGGAAGTTATAGCGGAGGCTCTACACCGCACAGTTGGCGTGAAGTTGATGGGGGATCTTCATCCGCAAGCTTTACAATCGGAGAAACAATTTCTGGATATACAAAGTCGTCTTTTGACACAAAAACTGGAGAGTGGAGGCTAAGCGACTTTAAATCTGCTACCATAAAGGCAACAGGTACAAGACCTAATTATTTTTGTACACTTGTTGGGTCTGGAAGTTCACAGTATCGTATAGAAGAACTTGTTGGGAATAATTACACAGAAAACCCTAAAGACGTTCCTGGATATCGTTATAAGACAAACAAAAGTCCAAACTATGGAATTGCATGGCAAAAAGGATACGGCGGCGGTGGTGGCGGTGGCTCTTCTTATAATTCTCCTGGAGGGCAAGGAGGGATAAACGACCAAAATCAATCTTCTTACGGATCTGGAGGAAACGGAGCATCAGGCGATTCAAAGTCTATAGCTACGCTATACGGATGCGGAGGAGACGGAGGAAATGGCGGCGGCGGTGGCGGCGGCGGCGGTGGGTCTCGTATTCAGCTTTGGGAAACATACACCAAATACACAACCGCGGATGGTTCTTCTGGTGGACATGGTGGTAAAGGAGGAGCTGGCGGAGACGGAGCGGATGGATGTGTAATTGTTTACTATGGCGCACCTAAAAAAAAGGTATCTGGCCCCGTGAAAGACAGAAATGGCCTCGTTGTTCTGGACAAGCTTGGCCGTCGGCTAATTGTGTGAGGTGAGAAAATGGAACTGACTCTGGAGGAGCGTGTAGCGGCACTTGAGCGGAAATTATTAGCCAGAGAAGCGGCAGAAGAACCAACCGAATACTACACCAGCAAATACAGCGGTGAGGAGATCGATGCCCTTCTGGACAAGGTGGCCGCTATGGATGGGGGCGGGACATAATGCTCATCATGACAAATTGGTACATCTGCACCCCGCCTAAATTTTGCCTCGGGTTTGAGGGCGACAATGAGGTTGTAGCCCTCGAAATCTCCACCGACCTCACAGACGAGTGGGACTTAAAGGTGGATGTGGAGAAGAGCGGTCAGAAGAATATTATCCAGCTCCATCGCGTTGGGCAAGTGTACTCTGCCCTGCTGACCTCCTCCATGCTGGCTGATGAGGGACAGTATTTGCTGCAGGTCAGGGGTACACTCGGGGAGCAGGTGCGGCATAGCAACATATTTTACGCAACTGTCCATGACTCCATTAACGCCGTAGACGCTTTCCCACCTCCCCTGCCCTCCGAATTTGAGCAGATGGAGGAGCGCATTACAGACCTAAACCAGCATCCCCCGAGGCCCGGCCTGGATGGGTTTTGGGAGATTTGGAACCCGGATAGCGGCCAGTACGAGGCGTCGGATATCCCTTTACCGGAGGGTGGAGGAGGTACATCCTACAACATCGGGCACGGGCTAAAGCTGGACAGAGACACAAGGACGTTATCTGTGGACACAGTAAGCGGCTTTGACGAGGGTGATAATACGCTCCCCATTACCGCAGCCGCGGTGCAGGAGACGGTAGGCAATATCGAAATCCTGTTAGGGACAATTTGAAAGGTGGGAAAGTATGAGTGTAGCAACTGAAATCAGCAGAATCCAAACAGCGCGGAACACTATCAGGTCAAAGGCCGTTGAACTGGGCATCGGCACAAGCACGGACGATCTGACCAAGCTGGCAACGGAAATTGATGGAATTGAGAACAGAGGAGCGGTATCTGCTACTGTCCAAGAGGGCGATACATATACCATCCCCAAAGGCTACCACAACGGCAGTGGCACGGTGTCAGGGGTGTCCGGTGGCGGAAACTATAACCTCCAGAGCAAGACTGTCACGCCAACCAAGTCCCAGCAGAATGTGACGCCCGACCCCGGCTATTATGGCCTGTCCGATGTGACAGTAGCCGCCATCCCCGGGAACTACCAGGACGTATCCGCCGTTACGGCTACCGCCGCTGACGTATTGACTGGCAAGGTGTTTGTGGACAAGGCAGGCAAGACCACCACAGGTACCATGCCAAACAATGGGGCGGCGACTGAAACACTGACCCCGGAAAAACTGTCTTACACCATCCCGAAGGGGTATCACAGCGGGACAGGAAAGGTGCAGATCACCCCGGAGACGAAGAGTGTTACGCCCAACAAGTCTGTCCAAACGGTAGAGCCTACGGACGGGAAGGTGCTCACGTCCGTTGAGGTAGCGGCCATCCCGGAGGCTTATGTGGACACCTCTGACGGCACAGCGGTTGCCGGGGATATCCTTAATGGCAAGACCGCTTACGCAAAAGGCGCGAAGGTCACTGGCTCAATGGCAAACAATGGGGCGGTCTCCGGGGAGATTGACGGCTTGACCACAACCTCCTTTGCCGTCCCTGCTGGTTACACCACTGGGGGCTCGGTGAGCCTGACGGGCGACATTGAGGAGGCCCTTGCGGCAATCTGATTGGAGGCGTGGTATGAGTATTCAGGGCGAAATCGACCGGCTGTCCGCCGCTAAGGCAAGTATCGCAGCGTCACTACAGGCTATGGGAGTAGAACCGCCGTCGGGCACCACACTGGAGCAGTACGCCGCCCAGTTAGCCGCTATCGCCACGGCTGCGCCCTGGCTCTCAATACCCGGCGGCGGCACGATGCAGATGGGGGAGAGCCTGGGCGAAGGGCCGTACACCATTGAGGTGACAGAAGACGGAGAGGGCGGCGACCTCTCCGCCGAATATGTGGGCTACAGCAACACGGGCAGCGGCCTGGAGGCCACCAATGTGCAAGAGGCGATCGACGAGCTGGCCCAAAAGGGCGGAGGCGAGTATCTGCCTTTGACTGGCGGGACGATGCAGGGAGATATCACCATCCCGGCGGACAAGGCCATCAAGCACGGGGGCTCTGCCGCTCAAATCAAGATGATGCCAAACGGGAATATCCGGATTGAGGCCCCCCTGGCTGAGGGAGCGGCAGCGATCACAGTCGGCACTTCCGGCATCAATCTGGTCAACAACACGACGCAGGTGCTACAGACCTCTGAGAGCGGTGTTGCACTTAAAGCAAACACGGATATGACCGGGCACAAGATAGCCAATCTGGCCGCTCCTTCTGATTCCGCAGATGCCGCCAACAAGCAGTATGTGGACACGAGTGTTGAACAGGCGCTTGGCTCAATCGGATATAGTCTGATAAAGGAATACACATCGCCAGGGAGCTACACCCATACGTTCGACCGCAAATATACAGATATTTTTGTGGTTGTGGTTGGCGCTGGCGGCGGCGGCGGTTCGCGTGGCGACAAAGGTGGTGGAGGCGGCGGAGGCGGAGCTGCGGCGTACTATCACATTTTGGACAGCGATAGCATCGAAAATAAAAATATTGTTATCGGGACAGGCGGTGCCGGGGCGAATGCATCAGTCGGAGACGAGGTTGCGAAGAGGGGAGGAAACGGAGGGACCAGCAGCGCTTTTGGGATTATAGCGCCTGGCGGGAACGGAGGTAATGGTTACGGTAGTGGCACGGGTGGAGGCGAACCTCCTTGGACAGGCGGTAGCGGAGGCAATGGGGGCTACAATACCGGGAAACCAGGTGAGGACGGTCCTAATCTTGATATTTTGGGGTTTAAATTTTTCTGCGGCGGCGGCGGAGGCGGCGGGGATGAAGCCCTTAATGACCCTCCTACATTAGGAGGGGCCGGAGGCGCTGGTGGGGGCGGTGCTGGAGGTGCGGGAGCTACCGGCCAGACCAATGCAACAAATGGTACTGATGGAACCCGCGGCGGTGGCGGAGGAGGTGCTGGAGCGGGATGGGCTTTCCGCTCCAGCGAGAATAAGCCCAGCGGTAATGGCGGTAAAGGTGGCGATGGATATGTGGCGATTTACGCAAGAGGTATTTCTTGATGAAAACAGTCTATTTAAATGAGGATAACACTGTCCGCGAAATCATCCCGGAATACGCACTTCCACCGGAGAAGTGGTATAGCGAGGCATTTGCACGACGCTGTGTAGAGGTACAGGACGATGTAGAGCAGGGGTGGCGCTACAACCCCGAAACAGGACAGGCCGCCCCGGACAATAGACCGCCGGAGCCTGAACTAACTCCGCAATACGCCGCCGCTATGAGGGCCTATGCGGCCACCAGCACGGCTATCCCCGACACCTACGCCCTGGACATGCCCGATCTGTTTCCCACCTGGGCGGTGGTACTGGCAGACGGCGAGGAACTGCCTGCGGGCCGTATCCTCAACGACGGCGGCCAGCTCTACCGGGTGGTGCAGGCGGTAACTCCTCAAGAGGAGATGCCACCGCACGACGACGGCATGCTCGCCATCTACCGGCCTATTGACCGCGAGCACGCTGGCACAGTGGACGACCCCATCCCGTGGGTGTACGGCATGGACTGTCATGCGGGTAAGCACTACAGCTACAACGGCAAGGTCTACAAGGTGGCAGAGGGCGGGGACATGATTCCCTGCACGTGGGCCCCGGATACCCCGGATATGTGGCAATGGGTGGAGGTGTAGCACATGGCTATCGTTGTAAACGGCAAAAAAGTTGCCGGGGTGGGCCTGCCTGGCAAGGACGGAGCTCCAGGGGCAGACGGCAAGGATGGTGCACCTGGAAAGTCCGCCTATCAGGCGGCAAAAGAGAAAGGATATACCGGAACCGAAGAGGAGTTTAACACCGCTCTGGCTGGTATGCAAAGTGCTCCATTCCTGCCGCTGGCTGGCGGCGTAGTAACTGGCAACCTTATATTAGGGGTAGATAGTTCTAGTGGGAGTGCCTTATATATTGGGAGTGAAAACGGAGCACAGGTTGTATTTGATTCCACGTGGGGACTTATAGTTCTCGCAGATACGATCATTTTCGGTCAGAACTCCAATGATCAGAAGTCGCTTATTTTCCATAACGGCCAGATCAAAAACTTGTCATTGCCGGGAAGTCCAAACGACGCCGCCAACAAGCAGTACGTGGATGGCTTGGTGGGTGACATCAACGCCGCGCTGGACGCCATCAATGGGGAGGTAGTCTGATGGGTACGACCGCGGACAAGCTGGCCTATCTCAGCGCTACAAAGGACACCCTAAAGGCCAACCTCACGGCCAAGGGCGTGGAGGTACCAGAAGGCACCACATTTCGCAGAATGGCGGAGATGGTGGGGGAGATTCCGGTTGCATCCACACACACAGTAGGTGTGACTGTAACCGATGGGGTCTATAGCATCACCATTGATGGACAAACGCTTTACGAAGGGGGAACCTATGACCTTGAAGCGCAACCGGGTGAATACATTTATTTCGGGATTTCCTCCGATGTCGGATGGGCCGTTTATGGAGCTGAAACCGGGATTGGAATACCGACTGCGAACGGAAGGTCTCCGGCAGCACTGACCAGAGTTCCACCGACAGTGACAGACCTCTATTTTATAATGCCAGACGAAGATGTTTTACTAGAGGGGGGGGTGTAGGCGACCATGAGTAAGCTCATTACATATGTCCCGCTCTCGTCCGTGGAGCGGATTGAGCTGAGAGTCACCAACTGCCGCAAGACGCTCTCTCAGGTCAAGGCTGAAACAAAGGCTCATTACGTGCTCAATGGCGGCATGTGGAACCCAGACGGCACCCCTTGCCCGCTGCTTAAGGTGGGCGGGGCGATGCTCTCCGGCACGCCCTGGCGGGCGGTGGGCTACGCCTGGGACAAAGGCCCGGACATCCGCATGACCTCCGAGTACGGGGGAGCGGCCAACTTTATCGCTGTGACCGCCATCATTGCCTCCGGCAAGCCAGTGGATAAGCCCTCCTACGGCTCGGCCCAGGGAGGCAAGCGGGGGCGGAGCGCTATTGGCCTCCGTGGTGGAAGTCTAGCCCTCTACTGCTCCTCGGACGGCACCGACGCAGCAACGCCGGAGGCTCTGCGGGACGAGCTGGCCGGGCTGGGCTGGTCCTCCGCCGTTATGCTGGATGGGGGCGGCTCCAGCCAGTGTGACTTTGGCGGAGAGCGCATTACCGCCAGCCGCAAGGTGCACAACTGGATTTGTGTCTGGCTCAAACAGGGCGGCCAGAAGCCGCCGGAAGAGGAGGACAAGCCTATGAGCAAGCATACTGTATGCCTTGACCCCGGACACGGGCCGGGCAACGTCAACGGATCCCCGGACGGCACCTACAAAGAGTGGGAGTTTACGTGGGATATGGCACAGCGTGTCAAGCCGCTGCTGGAGGCCAAGGGGGTGGGCGTGGTGCTCACCAAGACGGCGGACAACTACCCCAGCCTGACGGAGCGGGCCAACATCAGCAATAAGGCAACGCCGGACTGCTTTGTGAGCATCCACACCAACGCCGCCGGAGAGGGCGGATGGTCGAGCGCGTCGGGGCTGGAGATCTACACCAGCGCAGGGCCCATGACGGCGAAGCGCAATGCGCTGGCTTCTGAACTGGTCAACGCTTTTCACGCGGCGGGAGTGACACTGCGGAGTGAGCCCATCAAGCACGAGATGTATACCGTGCTCGCCAAGACGGACGCTCCCGCCTGCCTGATTGAGTACGGCTTCCACACCAACAAGGCCGACGTGGAGTACCTCAAAGATACGAAGTACCGGGACAAGCTGGCCGAGGCCACCGCAAAGGGCATCTGTGAGTTCCTGGGCGTAGCATGGCAAGCCGAACCGGGAGCGGACAACTCGGAGGACACCCCGGACGTTTGGGCCGCTGATGCGTGGCAGAAGGCCAAAGACAAGGGCGTACTGGACGGCACCCGTCCCCGCGATAATATGACCCGGCAGGAGCTGGCTGTCGTGCTGGACAGGCTTAATCTGATTTGATGGAGGTACATATCATGGACATTTCTTCTTTGGGTATCACCGGAGTGGCGGTTATCACTGTGATCTGCTTCCTGGTCGGGCAGGTGGTCAAGGCCACTGGACTGGACAATAAGTGGATTCCCATCATCTGCGGTGCGTTTGGCGCGGTGCTTGGCATCCTCGGCATGTTCATCATGCCTGAGTTCCCCGCTTCTGACTATTTGACCGCCGCCGCCGTTGGCATTGTCTCCGGCCTTGCGGCCACTGGTATCAATCAGGTCTATAAGCAGATGAAGGGGGGCTAACCCATGCCCGTCAATGATTGTGAGAACAACTGTACGCTGAAAACCAGGGTGGACAGGCTGGAGAAGGACTTTGAGGCCGAAAAGGAAACCAACTCCCAACGCCATGCGGAATTTTACTCTCGCATTGGCAATTGTGAGCGGGTACAGGCCGTCAGCGGGACCAGGCTGGACACCATCATGGACAAGCTGGACTCTATCGCCCTCGACCTCACCGCCCTGAAAGAGAAGCCGTCCAAGCGGTGGGAGACGGTCGTGGCGGCTATCATTACGGGCGCGATAGGGTATCTTCTGGCTAGTATCGGGATCGGGTAATTTCGCACACTGGACGGTGCAGCGGATAGGTTGGGCAGCCAGGAGCAGAAAAAAGTAAATAGGCAAGAAAGAGGGGGCACCAAGATTAAGTGCCCCCTCTCGTTATTGACATCCATAATACTCCATGATATCCTAGGATAAAATAAAAGAATCTAAAAAATATTTGGGTAATGCATGGGTAAAACTGGGCGATAGGTTGCGGAGCTACTGCGGCGCAATGGAAACGGAAAATATTTGGCAGACTGTAAATCTGTTGCGATTCGCTTCGGTGGTTCGAATCCACCCTCCTCCACCAATAAAACGTCCTGCCAGTAGGTGGGGCGTTTTATTTTTCTAAATCCCTTGCATCCCAATAGATGCGGGGGATTTTTCTATGCGCTGGCAGAGCGCCTGGAATGGCTATACAGCCAATTTCCTATTTTTTCTAATTATCCAAACTGACCCAAATAAATCAATTAAAAACTTAAATATTTGGGTCAGAATTTGGGTAGAAAAAAGAGGCCCTCCGGTACGGTGTCGGGGGCCTCCAAAGGCTTGATGCATCCTAATAGAAAGAGAGAAAGGATGAAACATCTTGCCTATTTCTTACTTTATCTTTAGAAGAAAAAAATACGCCCCAGAGGTCGGCACGTACTATAGCTACGATATCGTAGCTTATGGCCTGCTCCATCAAGGCCCCGTGCAGATCCTCCAGGACGTATCGACCGATGCGGAACTGGTCTTTCGCATGGTCATGGCATTCAACAGGTATAGCCTCTCACCGCTGCACCTAAAAGATGCCGTTCTGGATATGCTAGAGTAAGTCCTTGCCGGGTAGGAGGCACCAACTCCTACCCGGTTTTCTTATTATATCATACTTCCATAAGTATAAAAACGGTTACTTATAACAAAAATATACTTATGGAATTATACAATACTTCCGGTAGTATAAGTATAATGACCATACCATGAAAAGGGGTGAGGTCATTGGCATACTCAGAGGCACAGAAGGAAGCGACCTCTCGCTATAACAAAAAGGCGTATGACAGAATTGACCTCATTGTACCGAAGGGAAAGCGACGGATAATTGCAGAATATGCAAAGTCTCAAGGGAAAAGTACAAATAGATTTATAAACGAGGCGATAGACAAAGCAATGGAGGAAGCTGGCACTTAGTATGCCAACTTGACTACATTATTCTTTCGGGCCTCCAAGTCCACATGAGTGTAGATTTGGGTAGTGGATAATTTGGCGTGACCCAACTGGTCCTGCACTGAGCGAATACTAGCTCCACCCTCCAACAAGGCTGTGGCGTAAGTGTGTCGGGCTTTGTGCGGAGAAAGCTGTTGCACCTGCTGATCCTTTGGTAGAGTGGCGTTAAGATCCCGAAGGACGGCGGCATAACGATGGGCGAATACAGGTGGCCTCAAGAATCCGCCGTCAGGCCCTGGGAGGACATAAAGGCCGTTTTTGGGGATTGACTTAACCACATCGGTACCTGCGTCATTTAGGGCCACCACGCGTTCTCTCCGGCTCTTGGTAGTATCGACCAAGGCGTACTTTCGGCGACGCTTCACTTGGCCTGTCTTATCTGGATGCATGAGAGCGTCTGGGTCGTCGTTCTCGACCTCGGCTACTACCCGGCGAATGGTGAGGGTACCAGCTTGGAGATCAACATCGGACCACATGAGGCCGCACAGCTCCTCGGTGCGCAGTCCGGTATAGAGGGCCAATTCCACATAAGCCCCCCATTTGTGAGAGGGAGCGTAAGTGAGGATGGCACGTACTTCCTCTAGGGTATGTACCTTTGGGGGTTTCGCTGGGTCCCGGGTGAGGGATATATCTTCTGCTGGATTGGCCTTACACAGACGGTTTTTTCGTGCGGACTTGAAGATACCGTTGAGGCAGACCTTGATCTCATTTCGAGCTGAGTGGGATAAACTTGCAGCCTTTGCAAAGATCTGTTCGATGTGTACAGGCCGCACGGAATCCAGTTTCATACGCCCGATCTCTGGTAAAATAAATTTTTCGATATAATACTCATAGTTTTCGTATGTTTTGGGGGCGACACGCCCCTTTTTACTGACTTCAAGCCAAGTGCGGGTCCATTTTTCTACAGTCTTGACGCTCTCAACCGCTTCGCCGCCACTCTCTCTCAGCCAGTCCCTGTATTTCTTTTTGGCACCGCGGCCATCTTTATCTTTGGAGTAAAAGGAGAGGGGGGTGGTGCGACCTTCAACTTTGACGCGAAACTCCCAACGACCGTCTTTTCTTTGCCTC